GATCGTTTAAGCCACTGCTGCGGGCGGTTGTACTCGATCACCTTCTCGCCGTAGTAGTTCGCGCCGTCCTCGGTGGCTGCAACCCAAATGGTTTGCGCCTGGTTCAGCCCTGGCATGGTGCCGGGGTCGATCTCAAAGTCGTTTAACATGGCGTCACTGAGATCGAGGACTTTGGTATAGCACACGATTTCTTGCGGCTCCCCGTACTGGTTGGACGTGCTCGGATCGAGGACGCCGCCGATCGGGTTGCGGCGATCGCCGCACGTAATTACGTTCCCCTCGTTGCAGAAGTCGATCGCGGTGTACAGGCCATTTTGTAAGCCGGATTTAAGCACGCTCCAAACGCGTTGCCCGTTGGCGGCGCTGGCTGTCTGATCGTAAACCAGCACACGATCGGGAAGGTGTACCAAAAGGAGTTGGTGATCTTCATAGCGTAGCGGCTCCAGTACCGCCGTTTTAAGCTGCTCTTGGGTGTAACCTGCCAGAATGCGGCGGATCGTGTTGTTGCCCAAATCCTCCCAGGGGGCACCCGCTGGCGTCACATAGCCGATCGTCACGATCCCGCACGCCGGGGTGGTGATCATGGCGAAAGAGTCGGCAAACTGGCACACGGTTTGCGGGCCAAAGGTTCCGGCCTGCGTGGTGTAAGACTGCTGCACCTGGTAGATCTGGTCAGCGTCGCCAGTAAGCGCCCAATATTCAACCGTAGCAGTGCCAAAGGCGATCACGTAGTCACGCCATGCCCTGATCGCTACGATGCCGTCCGGCATGGATTCAGCGCGATATGCTGGCGCTACGGCGTCCGGGCGGGCCTCGTTGAAAAGGTCGCTACACCAGAAAAGATCCGAATCTTTGGAGCAAAAAATATAACGTTGGCGGAGGTGGCAAACGTCCACAATATCGCCCCAATCAAAGCTCGTTGGCTCTGCCGGGCCTCCGTTGTAGTCGTCGCTTGCTTTCCAGTTTGTGAAAGCCTCGCGCCCGCCTGCGTACTTGTACAAAACAAGCTGGTTTTCATACACAACGCCCTGGCTCGTCGTGCTGTGCGCCATTGGGGTACGCTCCAGCCCGCTTACGCTGTCCACTACTTCCCCGTCGAGATAAAGGCTATTGCCCATCACGCGATAAGGGGAGTTTTTTACCGTGTTCCAGTGTACGCCACGCGATAAGCCGTCTACGTCCTGCTTTTGCGTCAGGCCGGGGAAGGTGCGGAGATAACCAACGCCGCCTTTGTAGCCAAACGCAACCGCCAGGAGGTTGACGGGTAGGCGCTCAATATAAACGCCGTCTTTAACGTCCACACCGTCACCAAAGAGCAACGGGAATTGGACATACTGCCCACGCTTTCCAACGGCCATTTTCGATCGCTCCCGTCATAGTAAAATTTGCCAGCCGGGTTCCACGTTTTGTTGCCCTCACCCGTGGGCATATCATTACGTCGTTTAAGCTCGGTGGGATCCCAAAGAGCGGTTTTGAGCGCACGCATTGCCCGGCCTGCTCGCGCTGCAACGCCGTTTGGCACGTCGCGCTGGGCGTCGTCAATGATACGGATCGCCAACTGATACCCGATCGCCGTCAGGTACTTTTCATCTAACCCGGAGTCGTCCGATCCGTCGATCGCGTCGAGGTCTGCGGCGAAAATATAGGGCGTCTGCTTCACGTCGTTGTGAAACTCGCGCATGTACAGATCCAGATCTTCCAGCGCGTCCTGGATCTGCTGCGGGGTCGGCGGGCTTAACATGGTGTCGTCACTAAAGCCCGCCTTGCGCAAGCCAAAGTTAACAAACTGGATCTTTTGTAAGGTCGCCATGATTATTTGGCCTTTTTGGTCGCTGGTTTTTTAGCTTTTGCTGGCGCTTTCTCTGCGGCGTCAGACGGCGCTTTAACCGCTTGATAGTGGGATTGTACCTGCGCGGGCTTATCGTCACGCTGTGGGGCCGCTGGCGGCGTCTCCTGCTGCTTTTCTTCGCCCGGCTGCGGTACTTCGGACGGGTGGCGATACCATTCGCCGGACTCCAGCGCCTGATCTACGTCCTCGTCGTTGAAAACAGCACTTTTTGCAAAGTATTTATGCCAGTAAAGTCTATTCTTACCTTCACGATACAATACGGTCTGAGACATGATTATAACCTCACATAAAAAAAGGGGCCGTAGCCCCTTTATACACGAAACAATCAGGTTAATCACCTATGCCTTACGGCGTCGGGGCAACCTGGTTGGCGATCTCAATGCCTACATATTCCGGCACGAGTACAGAGACGCCGTAAAGTGTAGTGAATCGCGCCGTGGTTTTACCAGTGATGTGGTTAAACGCGTAGGACATGATCAGGGTTGCGCCCTGTTTGGTAGTCGCGGTCATAACCTGCGGGCCTTGCCCGGTAGGGAATGCCAGTTTACCAAACATCACTTCTACGGAGCCGTCGGCCCAAAGAATGTTGGTGTTAGTCGCCACGGTGTTGATCACGGTCAGCGCTGCACCGGAGGCCGGGTTAGCGGTCACGTTCGCGTAAGGGCGGCTCGCTTCGTCCGCGTTGTTCAGCGGAAGGATCTTAGGAGCGATCGTTACGGTAGTGCCGGAAACCGCCATGACGCGGAAAACCTGCTCTTTGTCAGTGGTGGCCTTGCCGATCAGGTGTACCATATCCACACCCTCGATCGTGAATGCGTCGCCAACCTGCAAGCCCGCGCCGGAAACGGTGATCGTGCCGTAACGGTTATCTACTGGCATGTTGGTAACAGCGTCCATTGCTTCGACTTTGTGAGCCGGAGCCGCCGCCAGGGTGATCGCGGAAGCGGTGCCCGCTGGCACGCGTCCAGTTTGATCCACTTTGTAGGAGTCGAAAGACGCCACGTTAGGGATCTGCGCACGTTCCCACGCCGCCTGGTTAATACCGGAGGAGTAAGAGCGGCCCGCCAGTTCACCCGCCAGATCTTTGTAATCGTAGGCGTTGAAGAAAGCGCGCTTAGTGATGCCCATCGGCACACCGATCATAGTGAAATCGGCGTCAAGCTCTGCCGCACCATCCCAAAGATCTTTGCCTTTTGTGCCCGTGGAGTTGTCGCCAACTGCCTTAACGTTGGTTGCCCAGCGGCTCGCCTCGGTTACGGTGTCAAAGTCGATCTTCGCCGCCAGGCGCTGGCCTGCTGCACGGCCTGCATCGGTTTTGTGTTCCGGGTCGCGCATTTCGCGGGCGTCCAGGGTGTACAGGATGTTTTGCGGCTCTTTGAAAGTCGCGGGCACCTGGCGCTGGACGAGTTCAGTTTGGGAAGCTGCGGAAAGGTCTAAACCTTCCACAATATCCATGTGGTAGTGCTGCGGACGCCATACGGTATCGCCTGCACGCTGCATGGCGGTATCGTCAGGGCGAAATTTCTTCGCCTGGCGTGATACTACGCAAGCGGCCTCAAAGCCTTCTACGTAGTTCTCGAACATAATTTCGAGGTCTTTCGTTAACTGGTTAGCCATTCTCTTTAAGCTCCCTAAAGCCGATGAGGACGAAACGGGGTAATGTTACCCGGCTTTCTTCGCCGCTTTCAACTTTTCTTTGAGTTGTAAGACGGTTGTATAGTCGCCGGATTCGCGGGCTTTCTCGATCGCCGCTTCTAAGCCGTGGATCGTGGTCTGCGTCGCGCCGGATTTAACAGGCGGCGCACCTTTCGCCGTGGTCTTAGCTGCTGGCTTAAAGCCTGCGCCTTTGTCAATCTCTGCCAGCAAGTAACCCAGCGCAACCGGATCGCTTGCTTTCTCTTGTAGCTGCTTACGCAAAGCGGCATTGCGGCCCAGGGCCAACACTGCACCAGCCGGGTTTTTGCTATTCATCAGCAAGGTAAGCTGTAGTTGCTCCGGGATCTCCGCTGCCACTACCTGCTCGGCTCGCTCATAGCCCGGCACCTTTAACACTTTTGCGCGTTCAGCCTGGTAAAATTGCTGTTTCTCTTTCAGCGCCGCTTGTCGTTGGGCTGCTGTCTGCTCCCGCTGGCGGTTACGTTCCGCGATCGCGTCGCGGGTCTTTAACCATTCGTCCATTGCGGCGGCGTGCTTGTCATTATCCCAATCGATCCCGTCGTCGCTCAACTGCGGAGCGGGTGGGATTTCTTCGGGTAAATCCTGCGGCGCGGCTGCTTGCTGGGAGGAGGTCTTAGCCTTAAACTCCTGGCGCTGTTCACGCAATTTTGCCCGTAAGTGCTTCACCAGGTCGGTGTCACCTTCCTGATCTTCGTCGTCGGCGGCTTGCGAGGCCAAAACCTCACCATTGAAAGTAAACTCTAACGTTTCGTCGTCGTCCGCACCTTCGGCTTTCTGCTTGCTGGGGTCGTCCTCTCCGTTATCGTCGCCGTTGTCGTCGTTGCCGTCGTCGTCGGTTTCGGTTTCGGTTTTGGTTTCCTGCTGCTGCATCTGCTCGTAAGCGCTCGCGCCGCCGTCGTCGTTTAAATCCGTGGTTTGGTTCTCTGCATCATTTCCGAACATGTTTTTTCACTCCAATACGCGATGTTTAGCCCCATCGGCGGGAACATGGAGGAGTGTAAAGCATAGTTTGCAGCATTGGCAAGGGGTGAATACACGAAAAAATCCCCCCAGCACGGAGCCAGGGGGGCGAGGGGAGGGGGTTTATCTGTGGAATATGCCAACGAATTTGCCCAGGCGGACGATCTCCGGGTTTATCTCTCCGGCATTGGTTACGGCATCATGCGCGGCGTTATTCATGCGGGTAAAGTAGCGGATCATTTCCCTCGCCACCCTCTCCGGGTCGGTGCCCCACTCCTCCGGCACGCACGTTTTAACCTCGATCAAGTTGTCCGGGTCGCATGGGTCGCCGCCCTGCTCGATCACATCCACGATCAGCGCCGTGTAAACGGTATCGGCTGGCGGCTTTTCGGGATGGAAAGCATATTCCGCGCTATTCGCCCGGCGTTTCACCGATTCAAAATAAGCCGCCATTTCCTTTTCGCTCGGCGGCAAACGAAACTCTTTCCCCATATCGCGGGTGAGTTGGTAGGTGCGCCCGTTAAGAGCGCCCCCGATCATTACGTAACGATATAACATGGCTACCTCTTAAAATGGAATGTCAAGATCGCCTTTTCGGGTGTCGATGACGGTTACTACTGCGTCCTCTGCGTCCTCGTCGCGGCGCGGGTTAACTTCCTTCGCGCTGTCGGCTGCGGCTACAAAATCACCCTCTAACGGGCCTTTGTAAGTAAGCTGGCGGATATTGGCAATATCAGCAAGTAAGCGCGTCTCCGCTACTACAAAGTCGGCGCGTAACTTCTGCAAACCAGCCTCAAGGATCGGTAAGCTAACCTCCGCGATCTCCTCGGCGCTCGGCTCGTCGTAATGCACTTCGATCTCTTTCTTCTCCAGAAGGATAAACGCTGGATCTTCTCCGCCGTTGCTTACGTGCTTGTCCACGCTGTACAGCCATGAAAGATCGTGATCGGACATAACAACTTTTCCGCGCTTGTAAAGGCTCGATCCGCCCTTAACTGATTCGGCTACGCAATAGCAAAGATACTGAGTTTTAGTGATTACTGGCATTTGGTGATCTCCTCTTGTGGGGTTCACTTCGTCGTGAACATGAGGAGACTATAGCCCCATCCGTGGGGCTTGTCTTTAGCAAAAAGTGCTATTCCTGCGGCTGCTGGTCGGCTTGCTGCGCCGCCGCGTTCAGGAGGCGATCCGCGTTGCGCTCGTCGGCCTGCTGCTGGTCGCGGGTGTACTGCTGCATAAGCTGGATCACGTCGATAAGCTGATCGTGCTTAATGCCTGCCGTCTTGGCGATAGTCTCCAGCGTCTGCGCGTCGGTAAGGCGTCCATCTTTGGCGGCTTTCTCTGCGGTCACTTGCAGGTTAAGCGCCTTAATGTTCAGATCCTTATCTTTCAGCGCCAGATCGATCCGCTTGTTCTCCTCGCCCATCAGCGCGGCCTGGCCTTTCTTATCCTCGGCCTGTGCCAACACCATTGCCGGATCTTCCTTGCCTTGTGCGGCCTGCTGTGCCTGCTGCAACATGGCTTTTTCTTCGTCGCTCTCCGGCTTAATGATGCCGTTAAGGATCATCTGATTGCGGGAGTATTCGCGGAAGTCCTGCAACCCTTCGCCGTCCATGTTCATGAGGATCAGGCTCATGACGATCGCCGCGTTAGGATCTGCCGGGTTCATGGATTGTAACAGGTTGGTTAGGTTGCGCACCGTCGCCTGGCGGCGGGTCTGTGACGATTCCCCAACGCTGCTTTCGACTTCGTATTTTCCTTTGGTCAGGTCGTTTAGCGCGATCTGCTCTTTGGTCTTACGGTCAATAACTGCGCCCTGCAACAACACCATATCATCGCTGCCGTCCTCATTCACCACGCGGACGTAATCGATCGAGCCGTACACCTCGCGGGCCATTTCTAACCACACCTTGCCAGCATGGCGCAAGGATTTTG